TACCCAACTTGCAAACTACTCAGCCTGGACAACTACCGGAGCTCCTGGCTCAGGAAGTGGAAACACAGGGTCACCTAATTATACGGGGTACCAAATCCATGCGTATCAGTTTCAACCGGGTCAACTGAACGGAAACTACAGTGAAGTTGGTATTGGGTGGATGCTTGGTGCTGTGTCTGGTGCTAATCATAGGTTGTATTCGAGGGCTCTGATTCTTGATGGTGCTCTCAATCCGACTACTATTACAGTGTTGAGCAACGAGTACCTGACAGTGTACTACCAGCAGAGAATTCAAATGCCTCTGACTGATGCGTCCGGTTCGGTGACTATCTCTGGGGTGGGAACTTTCAACTACACACGTCGTACTCAAAACATCCAGAACACTACTGGTAGAAACAACGTCATTGCTCCCGCCTCAACTCAGTTCCAAGGATTTAACAACTGGTTTACCTGTGCTGCAGGTGCGTTGGCGGCAATAACAGCGGGGCCAGCTAGCCAACTAGGTTCAACGAGTGGCGGTCTTTCTCTTTCTACCTACGTCTTGGATACTTACGAGAGAAGCCAAACAGGTACCTTCCCGTTGAGTCCACAGTTGAACAACATTCTCACCATAGGATCTAATACTACGGTCGGCTCTGATCTTTACTACCAGCTAGACGCACCATTTACTAAGCTGAGTACACAAATCTTGACGATCACTTTGAAGGTTAACTGGGCAAGGGCATAACATGGCGCTTCCATCTGAAGTTTTCCGGGCATCTACCAATAGTAGTGCCTTCCTGTATCCTGACAATCTTCCTTACACAGATACAGTGAAGAACGAACTTGGTGGAGTTGCCTTCAATGATGGAACGCAAGGACTTCAGGTGCATCCGTGGCAATCGCGCTATGACAGTGTTAGTGGTGTAATCTACCTTAAGAATATGGTGACTCTGGTAGAGAACGCCACTATCACTGTGCCTAATGTAGTCAGCTTGTCATTCTCATTCGATGCTAATATGCGTCCGGTAATTGGATACAAGAAGGCAGATGGTAGCTGCTACTTCTACTGGTTCAATATTGTCACTAACAACTATGTTACGACAACTCTACCGGCAGGCACGTCCTACGTACTGGTAACGCATGATGACAAGAGAAGGATTGGTCAGCTTGCTAACTACTCTGATGTCCTAGTGTTCTACCTGAATGCTAATAAGATCTATTGTCTGTACCAAAGGGAACGGTATCAAACCGCGCATCAAATAGCCACAGTTTCTGCTGGCACCCAGATGCTCCATGTCGGTATGTGTACCGATTTGAGAATTAGGATAGAGCTTAAAAATGGATCATTCATTTCCTCACCCTAGTAACAAAGCTGGAGATAAGATGTACAATGTAACTACGACAGAGACTGCGGATTCCGTAGCGGCGGTGACAGCAAAGGTAGGCCCACCTGTGGGAGTGTCGATTGCAACCGTCGCCGGAATCCACATACACGAACTTGTCATCTGGTCTACTCTGATCTATACTGTCCTAATGATTGGTCACAAGATCTATCGGATCTATCGAGAGATTAAGGACAACAATCTAAAGGACAAAGAGCATGGAGATGAGGACTAAGGTTGCTGCACTGGTGCTGTCGGCCAGTGCTCTGGTGAATATAGCACTATTTGAATCTTACCGAGGAGAAGCTTACGTTCCGGTGAAAGGGGATGTTCCTACCATTGGGTACGGGACAACCGAGGGCGTAAAGGTTGGGGATAAGATCACACCAGATCGTGCTCTTGTGAAGCTCCTGAAGGACGCTAACAAGTTCGAACAAGCTGTGAAACGATGTGCTCCTGTGCCGATGTACCAGTATGAGTTCGATGCTTATGTGTCGTTGACGTACAACATTGGCGAAGGTGCTTTCTGTAAATCAACTCTTGTGAAGTACCTAAATGCGGGCAAGTATGAAGATGCCTGCAAGGAAATCCTGAAGTGGGACAACTTTCAGGGTAAGCCCCTACGAGGCTTGACGATCCGTAGAGAAGCGGAGTATCGTAAATGTATTGGCAAGGACTAGACCCAAGACTCTGGGTTCAATCCACTAAGGTCATTGGCATACTTGTAGTCATTCTTGGCTTGGTTGCTGGTGGATTCTATCTCCATCACTCCGGTTACAAGGATGGCTACAAGACTGCTCAGACTGAAGGTGAGCTTGAGCTGGCCAGATTCAAAGAATCAATTCGGACACTTCTAGACGCACAGATGAAGGCGCAGCAGGCATATGAAGCTGCAGTTGAATCTCGTGTAACACAAATTCAAAAGGACAAAGAGGATGAAGTCAAAGCTCTCAGCGATCGCTATAACGCTTTGGTTAACAGCGTGCGCAACCGCGCCCCAAGAAATCCTAGTCCCAGTACCGGCCAAGATTCCGCCGTTGGCACCTCTGACGGCAGCGGAGCAAGATGCACTGGCAGGGAGCTTTCTAGAGAGGATGCAGAATTTCTTGCAAGGGAAGCTTACAGAGCCGACATCCTCAGAAAAGCGCTAGAGGCGTGTCGGAAGAGTTACGAAGCGCTGGTTAACACAAACAAGAAGGAATGAAATGCTGATCTACCTAGTAATTATCCTGATCGTGACCGATTTGGGACTTCTGTTGGTCACGCACCTGAAATCCTTCTCTGCAAAAACAAGAGAAGTTGCTGGAGTGACAATCACACTGATTAGCCTGATGAGTATTCTACTCTTGGCGATTGATGTCCTAGCAATTCATTGAAGACAAGTAAAGGAGCATTATGCCCACGGTACCAATCAAAGATCTAGGGAAGGGTGGCGTAGTTAAAGACACTGCAGCTGCACTCCTCCCTGAGAACATTATGACCGATGCGCTTAATGTTCGATTCCTTAACGGCTCTATCGAGTCGATCCTTGGAGAGAGTGTCCTCTTCAATGCTGCTAACGTGAATCCTGAGTATGGGATCCACTGGAGACGGCCCGATGCAAGCTACTCTGTCCTGATGAAGGATGGAAAGGTTGTTGCTAAGGCTGCTGGCGGCACAGAAACGGTGATGCTGAATTCGGTCGATGCGAAGTACTCTGCCAGCATATGGCAGGTTGACTCGTTCGGTGGTGGATACGCCATCATCATCAACAACGGCAAATCGACCCCGATGTATGTTCTCTACGGAGATCCCGTAGCTAACTTCACCATGACAGAGTTTCCAGGCTGGAACTATCTGGCCGGTAACACTATCACTGCTAAGGTGGTACGTCCCTTTGGTTACTCGCTCGTTGCGGCGAACCTGAAGTTCAATGATGGTGTGACGACTACCGAAGCACCTGTGACTGTTCGAGTGTCTACTCAGGCTGTCATTGGCGGATTCCCGCAGGTGTGGCAACCGGGTCTGACTACAGATACAGCTGATGAGTTCGAGGTTAATTCCAAGAGCGCCATTCAGGATCTCTGTGAGCTTCGTGGTAACATGATGATCTACTGCTATGACAGTATCCACCTGATGTCCAACAACAACGGCGTGTATAGTGTCCGTCCTTACATTCAAGGGTACGGTATCCTGAATCAGGGATGTGTGACTGAGTTCGAGAACCAACACTTCGTTGTTGATCGTAATGACATCTATGTCCACAATGGATCGGGCCAAGTGCAGTCTGTTGCTGAAGGTCGCGTAAAGCGTTTCTTCTTCGAGGCAGTCAACACAAATGCGTATGAGAAGGTGTTTGTCACTAAGAATGCCAAGTACAAAGAGATTTGGGTCTGCTATCCAAGTCATGCTTCGACTGGTAAGTGTGATAAGGTAATGATCTGGAACTACACGGACAACACATGGACCTTCCGGGATCTTCCTGAACTTCTGTCGATGTTCATCTCTCCGCGTATTGTCTCTGGCGCTTTCAAATACGTCACTGGTGATACGATCCTCGGTTGTGGCAGCACGAGCCGGGTTCTTCTGATGGATGATACCAATCAGATGGTCACTCCCTCAACTGGTGTGCCATACAATCCTGTATCCTATGTGATCAGAGAGAAGCTATTTGCGGGCGACCCTCTTGGTGATAATACCATCGTGAGTCTATCGCCTGTAGTGCAGACGTCTAACACAGATACTACTGTGACAGTCACTGTGAATGGGCAGAACATCTATGACAAGTCGCCTGACTTCGCTAACACGACAGGGCGTGATGCTCACACCTTGAAGCCTAAGGATGAGAAGGCAGGCTACAAAGTTGACCTCCGCGAGACAGGTCGTTTCATCAATTTGAAGATTTCAGCAGACGGGTACTGGAGACTCTCTTTCATGGGTCTTGGTCTGAATGCTGCTGGACGGAGATAACAGACAATGAAATTCATTCCACCCTTTACTGATAATAAGGAGCTAGACTACTTCCTATCGGATCTTAGTCGTTATGTCTCCGACTTACCGACATCGGTGGGTGGTGATGTAACTATTGATGTGACCGGGACAGTCGCCACCTATACGTACACTAAGAGGTATCTGCACATTAAGTATGCGGACTCTACTGGTGGCGCTTCCTTCTCTGATTTACCTACGAACAAGCATTACTTCGGATTGTTCAACTCGGATAGCTCTACTGAGTCGGTTGACTGGTTTGATTATGCGTGGACTCCTGTAGATGCAACTGATCCTGCAGCTGACTTCGGAACTACTAAGTTTCTGTACTACAAGTTGCTTGGTGGTCGTCAGATCAAGCTAACAATCAACACGGTCCCTCCTGACTCTAGCTGGTCTGCTGTCCCTTCTGGATCGATTGATCTAGACACGATCGTACCTAACAACTCGATCACAAACGCTCAGCTTGCACCTATGGCCGAGGGTACGATCAAAGGTCGTATTTCTACTGGCGCAGGTAATCCTGAAGATCTAACAGGTACCCAAGTAACTACAATGCTGGATGAGTTCGATGTCAGCTTGAAAGGACTTGTGCCAGCACCAACAGCAGGGGATGTCACAGGTAATAAGCTTCTCCGTGCTGATGGGTCTTGGGTTGTTCCGCCTGTGCCTGTCAGTACCCTTGATGGGCTTAGTGATGTGGTTATAACCACCCCGGCTGTTAACCAGATCTTGAAGTACGATGGTACTAACTGGGTTAATGGCTCTGGTGGTAGTGGTGGTGGTACATCAAAGGTGCTGGTAACTGGTCTATCGCTCGGGTCGATCCCCTCTAGTATCGCAAATGCGTTCACATATGTAACGGTCCCCTCGGTATGCAATAGAGGGCTGATTACCAAGTTTGTGTTGACGATGAGCGTGCTGGCCCCGACAGAGATTCTGATCAGAGGTGCCGGTAATGATGGTGGTACAAAGTACCTTGAGGTACTCAACTGGGCGAGAGGCCTTTCCTACACAATAACTCTGCCGTTCTACTATGAGAATGACAGCACTGGCGATAGTCTGTTCATTGGTATCCGTAACCGTTTTGGTTCGCCAAGGACATTCACATTGACAGAACTACGAGTGGAGAAATTTGCATGAGCTATTTTGTATCTACGATTGGTAGCGTAACTCCGGGACCGGCTCTTCTTGCCGCCGTGGAGACGAACCTACTTTCGGTGACTGGCTGGAGTAAGATCGAGAATTTGATTACCCCGGCAGGTAATCCGCTATTTCCTACGCAGCCAGGTGTTCTGACATGGAACGTCTACAAGAGTGCTGCTGCCTCCAATAGTCAAGGGGCTGACTGGTATCTTGCACTAGGGTACCATGCTATTAATAATGTCAACTTGTACGTCACTGTGTTTGAAGAGTGGGATGCGACAAACAAGCTCTGTCGTAACTTTGTTCCGGGGTACCCTTACGCGACTGTAGGGGCAGGATATGTATCTAACATGCCTTGGTCTCCTTTACCAAACGGTGAGGTGCCTAGCGGATTTGTCGGTAACACATCTGCAAGCATCGCTAACGGTGGATCTTACACAGTAATTCCGACGACATTCACTTTGACTGCTGGTGGCGGTTGTACACCAAGATACGGAATCAATACTGTTACTGTGTCTGCTGGTGGAACAGGGTATCCTGCAAGCTCTACCCTATCCTGTACTGTCACTGGTGGGGGTTCTCCAACAACTACAGCTGTTGTTACTGCGACGACCAATGGATCAGGTGTAGTCACCGGATACACCATTGTTGATCGTGGCGAAGGCTATACAACCCTTCCGACCATCACTGTTGATACAAGTGGTGGTGGCTCTGGCGCTACTAATGCTGTAACTCTTCGTGTCGTGAAGATTCTTGTCACCAGCCAAGCCTCTGGTGGCCCTACCTCTGGTGGCACCTTCTCTGTGTCTGGAGGTACAGGTTCTGGATTCTCGGCTACACCTAACTGGAACACAAACCCTATCTTCCTATCGATAGGAACAGGGGCTACATCCTCGAACATCTTCTACTCAATAACACCTGATCGGGTTATCTTCTCTGGTCGTGTTAACGGTAACGGGGATTCGGGTGCTTTCTATGCCGGGTTGTACGACTCATTCCAATCAGCAACCTATGATCCATTCCCACTCTGCATGATCAATTTGTACAGTGGGACCAACACAACTGCATATGTATGGACTGGCTACGGGGGCTACACTAGGGAGCCTCGTGTGACCAACCAAAGCAATACATACTTTGGTGGTTGGCTGTGGAATACTGGTCAAAACAATTGCTTCACAAATCCTAGTGGATGGCAGAACCCCGATATCTATTCCAACTTATACCCAGTTTCTAGGGTTGTAGCTTGGAGTACTAGGGCTGCGGGATCCTATACAGCACCTAGGGGACTCCTCAAGGATGTATTCAACTGTAATGCCTCTGGACTAACAACCCCCGGAGACACACTCACGTTCAACATCAACGGGACAAACTATACAGCCACCTTGGTTGGTAATGGCCTGAAGAACTTCATGCTGCAGGTGTAACGATGGCGACTGCAAGCGGCTTGTATTATCAGCGTGGTGCTACGCTGTACGACACCACGGTTTACTACGGTGGTATCTCGTATGTCGAAAATTCTTTGACATGGAGGGCAGCGTGTCCGGCAAGGGGTATACCAAGGGCAGTTGTTGGTCAGAGCGAGAGTGTCACAGGTGACATGTCTGAACTTCAGAACTACTTGTTCACACAAAGTAGAACTGTTCATCCGTCCAACCCAACTGAGACAAGGTTCCCAAATGAGATCTCAGCTGCATAACCGGATCCTATAGGACACATCTTTAAAGGAATCTTATATGATCCGGACAGTGCTGTTGACACCTGCTCAGACCTCCGACTATTGGCATCTGGTAAAAGGGTACCTGAAAGACGCCATCGATCATGGTGTGAATGAGACACCGATCGAATTCTGGCTCTCTCGGGTACTCAACCTTCAAGCTCAACTATGGGTCTTCTTGAAGGATGAGCAGATTGTCGGTGCTGGTCTGACTCAGTTCATCGAGTACCATACACACAAGACTCTTCACTTGGTCCTGTGTGGAGGTATCGACTGGGACGAGTGGGCTGATCAGTACTATGTAGTAGAAGAATTTGCAAAGAAGAATGGTTGTCGGGCTGTGGAGCAATGGGGTCGCAAGGGATGGACCAAGCTGCTGCCTCAAAAGATTCCCGGCTTTGAAACTGTTTACTACGTTATGCGTAAGGAACTAAACAAAGATGAAAATCAAATCGCGTAGGTATAAGGGTGGTGGAGGCGGGTCTACACAGACTACTCCGACCATTCCAGATTGGGCAGTTCCTTACATCAAAGGCGTAGGGGATGCTGCCAATGCGCAGTACGGTGCAGGCAACCTCGATAACGTTGCTGGCTCGAATCCGATGCTGGACAAAGCCTTCAATGGTGGTGCCAGAGCGATCGGTGATACTGCAGACAGTAATCTCGGTGTTCTCCGTTCTTCGCAACAGAGATTGAATGATCTGGCTCAGTCTGGCGGCTATGACACTACGGCGCTCAAAGAAGCTGCTATGGTTCAGGCTGATCAAGCTACTGCACAGCGTCGTAATGAGTTTGCTGCCAGAGGTACCCTCGGTAGTGCTCGTCAGGCTGTCCAGCAAGGTGCCCAAGATGCGGCTACTCGTGCTGTGTTTGCTAAGATCGATCAAGATGCTGCTCAGACCAACTTCCAAAACAAGATGGCTGCAGAGCAAGGTCTTAGTGGTAACGCCCAGACAAGCCAGGGTATTGCTGGTGGTGCTACGAAGGATCTGGTTGGTGCCGGGACAACTGCACGTAATATCGAACAGGAGTCTGGTGATGCTAACTGGCAAGCCCTTCAGCGCTATGCCTCGACAATCTATGGTAATCCGGCTCGTCAGCAAACGACGGCTGTCAGCGGCGGCGGAGGTAAATAATGGACTACAATCAACCTTGGGGTTGGGAGGATCCTACTAAGAAGCGACTGAGTAACACTCTTGCTCCGCTTGGTAATGGTGCCTCTGAGAGTGCTCCTCCGGTACAGTATGCCCCTGCCGGTAAACCCGGTGCTGCCGAACAGATTGGTGGTGCTGTGGTTAAAGAAGGGATCAACACAGGTCTTGACAAAGGGATCGATGCCTATAAGAAAGCAAAGGCTGCTCAAGAAGCTGGTCGTATCGGAGCAACTGGTGTCGCCCCTCTCTCCGGAGCTGACATGGCCGCAGATGCTATGGCTGGAGCTACGGATACTGTGTCAGTTGCTGGTGGTCTCTCTGATGCTGCTATGGCCGCTGATGCTATGGGCGGTGCTACCGACATGGTTGCTGGTGCGAGCCAGGCTGCAGAGGTTGCGAGTGTGGCTGGTGAGGGCGCTTCTGCTGCGGGTGCTGGCGCTGCCTCCTTCATGGGACCACTTGGTGCTGCTGCGGGTGGTCTGATGGAAGGTAAGTACGATAAGGCTGCAGGTGCTGCTGCTGGTGCAATGGTTGGTTCGATGTTCGGGCCTCTTGGTACGTTTGCTGGTGCGAAGATTGGTGGTATGGCTGGTGACTCGCTTGGTGATCTCTTCGGTTTCGAAGATGGAACTACGGGGGCTGGTGTATCGACCTATGATAGCTCTGGTGCTCGTCCTGATGCTACCTTCCAGAAGCTACCTGTTGGACCTAACTCCCGGTACAGCGCTGACGGCGTTCAACCGACCTACAACCCTTCTAATGAGCAACTTGTCTATGGCTACGCTGATGGTACTACCGCTGCTGGCGGAAAGGGCGGTGTTGGAACAAGTAATCCAGTTATCAAGATGGCTGCTGGAGCCGCTTATCCCGGCCTAGCTAAACCTCAACCCGTAGCCTCTACTCCTGCAACTTCAGGCAAAGGAGCTAATCCGGGTACCGCCAACCCTCAGAGCAACAGAGGTCTGCCGTCGTACTCGACGAACTACTTCGGTGATAACGCTCCGATTACGTACTCGCCGGGTCAACGAGCGGATGGTACTGGTGGTAATGTTGCTGGTGGTGCAGGCTCGATGCCGACTGGCGGTAAGGGTGCTACAGGTGGTGGGAGTGTTGGTTCTCAGCCGACAATGCCTACTGCTCCAACTCCGAACATCGGTCAACCGGGTTATACACCTGCTCCGACGACGCATAATGTTGGTATCAATGGCGTGGCGTATCCTATGCCTGACCCCGTTTGGGATCCTGTTGCAAGCGGAACAATCGGTGGTGGTAACTAATTCACATGGAGATTTAACTAATGGGTCCACTCGCTAGCACTGCTAATATGGCAGCTGTTCAGGATGAGCGGCGAAAGATGATTAAGGCACTGAATGACGAGGCCCGTCGTGACCAACTGCATAAGGTCAAGCTTGCGAAAGAGCTTGCCAAGACGCAACAGGTGGACGGCCTCGACATCAGCAAGACCCTTCCTCTCGTCGTCAATGCTGACAAATCAAAAGCTACTCCGGTACGTGCTCCGCTGAGTGGCACTCCGACTAACCCTGAGGCTGGTCCTTCTGATACAGTCCTCACTAAACTCACTCCGGGTGAGGCGGTCATCCCGAAACCTGTTGCCCAAGATCCGGCTTACAAGCCTGTGATTCAGCACATGGTTAATGAGGGTCGTGCCCGTAATGCTTCTGAGGCTCCTCTCGGGACTGGTGCAGCTGCTATGGCGCGTGATGCTCTGATGTCTCTCCAAAGTAAGCTCAATGCTGCTGATCCAGCCATGCAGGGTTTCTCTGAGGGTACTGAGTCTGTTCAGCATGAGAAGGCTGAGACAAAGACCAAAGAAAAAGAGGAAGGCTTCCTCGATCGCATTGCTCGTGCCCTGAAGAGCCGTAACCCGAAGGATGTTCCTCTGGGTGATGGCTACATCGGTAATGCTCAAAAGGCAGTTGATCCGGGCGATCGTAAACGTCAAATCGATCGTGCAGTCAATGGTTACTCGGATGGTACTACAAATGTGCGCCGAGGCCGAAGCCCTTTGGCAGTTAGCCCTGACGTGATCAACCGGGCGCACGTTCAGGGTTTCGCTTGGGGCGATCCAGATGTTCAGCCCCTCACCGATGCTGAAGTTATGGCTAGGGAGTCTGGTGGTAAGGTCGATGCGAAGAATCCGTATAGCTCTGCTGAAGGGTTGTATCAGATTACGACCGCAGCTAAGAAGGATGCCGAGAGGTTTGATCCTTCGTTGAAGGGTACGAATTTCAAAGAGCCTCTTGTTCAGGAACGCTACCGGGAAGCCTACAAAGGTTTTCTGAAGCAAGATCTCAGTACTAAAGGGATCGATGCGAACGAGCATGACATCAATCGTGCTTGGGTTGCTGGTCCTACGGGCTACCAGAAGATCTATACTGCGGATCCTGCTACACCACTGAAGAATCTGGTCAGTGCCGAGGCGTACGCTAACAACCCGAACTTCTGGAATAAGACAGCTGGAGAGTATCTTGCTGATCGTGATCCGTACTCGCGGAAGGCGGCACCTAATAGCACAGACCCTGCTCCGGTAGATACCTCGAACTACAGTAATGAAGGTCGTGGCTTTGCTGCAACACCGAAGAAGACTGAGGCTCGTCCGGCCATGAAGGTTGTCAACAAGGTGGTTGGTGCTCTCAGTCCTAGTCTGTATCAAGAGCCTGATGCCCCTACACCTAGCGTCATGTACGAAGGTGCGGAAGGATCGAATGCTCCTGCTGGTGAACCTCCGAGACCTGCTGCCACGCCGACTCCTACGGTGATGTGGCAAGGTGAGTCTACTCCGACTCCGGCTCCTAAGGCCAATGGTCCGGCGCTTCCTCCGTTGGAGAAGGCTGATGAGATACCTCCGTTCATTGTTCCTACGGTTGACGTCACTAACTCGTATATCGATCAGTCCCCGGAAGCTGTCAAAGCTAGGATGGCTGAGTTTGACAAGATGATGGAGAGTGATGCTGTAGCGAATCAGATCGAGGCTGCTAAGAAGGAAACTCCGAAGACTGACAATCCTGACCAGTTGAAGAACTGGCTGGCTGATAAGTTCTCGAAGATCTTCGGTGAGACTGGTCTGTTCAATGAGCGTGAGCTGTTGAAGTTCTCTGTGCTGGCTGCTGGTGGAATCCTCACTGGTGCCTCTGTTGGTGGCTCGATCCGGTACGCCGGTATTGCTGCTATGAACAGTGCGGAACACCGCTACAATGCACAGGAGTTGTCTAAGATCGAAGGCCAGAAATGGCAACGTAATCAGATTGAGAAGGCTATTACTCGTCAAGAGACACAGACTGACCGTGTCGAGCAGCGAGTGTATGATCACCTTCCGAAGGCAACTGAAGCTGCTAGGGCGGAAGCCACACAGTACATCAATGCTGCGAAGGCTGAGCGTAATCCTGCTCGGGCTGAAGCTCTCTACTCGAAGGCTCTTGAGATCCTTGGTAACAATCCGGCTCCTACGGGGTCGGCGACTGGGAAGTCGATGATTGATCGTAACACAGGTCTGACCTATGAAGCGGTGATCCAAGGTGATAAGGTGATGATTCGTGACCCGAATGATTACACCAAGTTGGTTCCTCCGACTGGTCTTCGATTGACCGATGCCTCTGAGTATCGTTCTGAGAAGAAGGAAGCCACCGATGCAACCTCGAAGGTTGTGCGCGGGCGACTGACCAACTGGAATACCAACTATGACGGCACTCCGATCAACAAGAACATCAAAGACAGTGACATTCAAGCTACGGCTGATATGATCGCTGAAGAGTCTGCCGCTCTGAAGCTTGACCTCGGTGGTAACGTTAACTCGAACGACTTTGCCAAGATCGTTGACAATGCTCTACAGGGCATTAAAGAGGCTGGTATCCCCATCAAGGACATCACGCCAGAGACCTTCCGTAAGTACGCTTATGGTGAGGCCATGATCAATACCCGTAAGCTGACAAGTGATCTGTACAAGACCACAGACAGTAACGGTAAGGCAGTGCGTCCGAATCCCGAAGCTGTTGCGAAGTTCACTTCGAAGGTTGAAGAGAAGCAAGCGCAGATGACGGCGTTCCTCCGCCAGAAGGCCAAGGAAGAAGGTCGTAGTGATGCAGAGATCCGACAGATCAACGTCTCGAAGAATCAAGCAATCACTGAGATGGAGCAGCAGTGGAAAGAGATGGAGAAGAAGGATCCGCAGAAGTATACGGACTTCAATTCTCGTGCTAAGGCTGGTACGAGAAACAAAGATGGTAAGCCTGGATGGTCTCCGTTCCTGTTGTGGGCATCGGAGCAATAAACCAAACCGCTTGTATGCGGAAGGGAGAACTTAATGGAAGAGTCTGAATTCATTCGTAATTACCGTGAACGTCTTGCTAAAGGTGAGACAGGCACCGATGGGGAACCATCGACGATTACGACTAAGAATGGCGAAGCATTGAGTTCTCCCGTCACTAAGGTTGACCCCGACACTGTAAAGATCGGGGATCAATCCTATCGTTTGACAGGATTCAATGCTCCCGAAACTGGAAAGTTTCAAGGGGGCATTTTTGTTCCCGGTCAGGTGGCGGGAGATCGTACTCAAGAGCTTGTTGATAAGGTTGCGAAGCTTGGTGGGTACTCGAACCTCGTTCCGACTGGTAAGAAAGACCCCTATGGTCGTATTATCGCTGATGTCCGTAACAAGACCGGCGAGAACCTAGGTGACGCTGCTGTTGCACTCGGCATCGTTGATCCTAATATCTACACTGAAGACAAGGCTATCTCTGACCAACGTCTGACGAATGCGATCTTGAGGACAATGCCGGAGTTGGCTGCTGCTGACCCGATCCTGAAGCTTGCTCTGGACGAAAAGAAGAAGAGGGAGTCGGAGCTAGGAGACAAACCTGCATATATACCGCGTATTAGCGCGGACAACGAGCAGGCTTATGCGGCAGCTAAGACAATGGTGGGTATTAAGGCGGTCAACGAACAGCTTGCTGAGATAGATCGATTAACAAATCTCCTTGCAGACAATTCGCTGGAGCCTCACATTCGGGTAAAACTCGAAAAGAATCTTGAGGATGCTCGCGATAAGTTGTACATTGCAGGGACTACTCCTGAGTTCGTAGCTGGAGTGAAGTTCAGGCATGGCGACCGCACCATCATGAACCAAGCCCATGATCAGTTCTTTCAGTCGGTTGATAATGGCTGGAACAACGTCAAGCAAGGCTTTTATGGTATGGGCGAGCTCGTCGGTGACACTCAGAAATGGGAGTGGCTGGCTGAGAAGGGTCGTGCTGAGAACATGCGACTCAAGCAGGAGCAGTCTGATGCACCGGCAATCCTCGGATCCATCCGTGATGTCAACCAAGGGAAAGGTACTTGGGATACAACCAAGAATGCCGCTACCTACGTTGCGAACCTGATCGGTGGGACTCTACCGCAGATGGGTATCCTTGTTGCTGCTACCGCTATTACCGCCCCTATCGGTGGTGTTGGTGGTGCTGCTCTTGCTGCCCTTCCTGGCTCGATGCTCTATGCTGGACAGTACTACACAGAACAAGAAGATGGTAAGAAGGATGCAAGTCTGGCGATGCTGGCCGGTATCGGCTCGGGTGTACTTGACCGGGTTGGTCTTGGCAGTATGGTCGGTAAGAACATCTTCAGTGAAGTTGGCTACAAGGAAGTCCTTGCTACACTGGTCAACAAAGGAATGCCTGAGGCTGCAGCCAAAGAACTGATTGAGCGATCGACTCGTGCTGAGTTGTTGGCTCTATCTGAGGCTGGTACAGAGTTCGCTAAGAGGCACTTTGCTACAAAAGAAGCCCGTCTTGCCGCTCTCAAGAGCTTCGGTATTGCTACTGTTGGTGAAGCTGGTACTGAGAGTGGTCAGCAGTTCCTAGAAATGATTGCCAAGGCTGGTGAATGGAATGTGGACGTCCGCTACGAGAAGTACTTCTACGAGCAGCTGATTGACGCTGCTATCGGTGGTGGTCTCATGGGTGGTGCCATGAACACGGTTGAGTCTGGTCTGGATATGGCTCGTTGGCACTCTGTTGCTGATGCCCAAGCCGCATTCAAGAAGAACCTTGAGGACTCCCAGTTGTACCGTGCTGAGATGGAACGCCTGAAGGCTGCTGCTCAGAGTCTCCCGGTGGAACAGCGTCCTGTGATTGCTGCTACATCGATCCATGAGGCTCTTCGTCAGGTCGCTATTGCGGAAGTCCCGAATGAGATCCCGCTTAGTGCTATGGACGGTAAGGAAGGAATGTGGAATGGCTTCTTGTCTGTTGTGAAAGATCCTGTTCGACTCCTCCGTAGTCTTGCTGATACGACTGTTCGTACGCTTCGTCGCGGAGACGGTTCCTTAAGAACCTACCTTCCGGTGCTGAAAGCTATTATGGCTCCCGGAGTTTTGCTTGGAGACCATTTCGATGGTTTCCGGCAGAGGATCATCGGTCAGTGGACGACTAAGAGTGACCACGACCTTGCTACAGAGCTTCGCACGACGACGCCTGAAGTGAGTCGTATGCTCCAAGATGCATGGATCAACACATGGAGTAAAGGTGGACGCCTGAACATGAACGATCCCCAAGCTGCTATTCTACAGGGCTGGAAGGATCACTCCGACGCTGTTAACCATCAAGCTCTCCAGATGCTGGCTGATCTTGGTGTACCTGTCTCTGCCACAGAAGGTCTTGACATGATCTTTGAGGACTCTGCTATCGATCCTCAAGTAGTGGTCCGCAATGCTGAGAAGATCATCGCTGCGATTCCCGGCAAAGAGCGTCAGGCTGCAGAGGCAATCAACAACCTCATCTCTGGTAATCCTGAGTTGGCTCAGTCCGCTAAGAAGTGGCTGTCGGATCAGGGCATCTTCAGGAACGCTGAGTTGGCACACCTGTTCGAGCCGAACATCTTTGCTGCGTTTGAGAACTTCAAACACCGTGCATCGACCAAGGCTGCTCAAGAGCTCTACTTCGGTAAAGACGGTAGGAACCTCTCCAAGCTACTCCAGATGGCAGCTGCTAACGGTGAGTTCGCCAATGAGTCTGAGTACAGGGATACAGTCCAGAATGTGAAGGACTTCTACGCTATCGCTACTGGTACGTACAACTCTCTTGAGAACTATCCCTTCATCGAGAAGGTTCTCGGGTGGGGTATCACGATGACAATGCTGGCCTCACTGGGTAAAGCTGCAATCAGCTCTATCCCGGAAGCCGCGATGAGTTCTCTAGGAACTCCCGGTGAGAAGATCGTAGGTCAGCTGTGGGATGCTGCAACTAACTTCTTCACAGAGTATAAGGACGATATCAATAAAGGGATCTCTTATAGTTCCTCGGTTATTGGTCTTTCCTATGCTAGAGAACATCCTAACAAGAAGATTAGGGATCAGGCAGAAGAAATCATAAGGGAGCAACAAGCCCTTGGGCCGAATCCTAGCCGGGAGCAGATGGATGCCCTTGCAAAGAAGGTCAAGAAGCTACATAAGAAAGCGATTGGTCGTAACCTGTTTGAGAAGCTTGGGTACAACGACTTTGGATTCAACACACAAGCAAAGTTTGAGACTAACACGGCAAACATGAAGAAGGCGATGCATGTCTTCTCTTCCATGATTGGTCTCCGTGCTCAGACCGATGCCACACGTATTGCTACGTTGTCGGTAGCTTCGGATATCATCAGGACTCGTCTTGCTGCTCTCCAAGCTATTCCTCCTGCGGATCGTGCAAGGCGATTCAGTACGGGTGCAGACATGACTAACGAGCAGTATCAGTTCCTTAAGGAGCTTGAGCGTTACGGGATGGATGTGAAAGCTACCCTCTCTGCGCTTGAGACAATTACGTCGGCTCCTAACTTCGGTGAGGTTGTTGATCAGCAAGTCCGTACTATGGCCCTGCAAGATCTGCAGTACCACGGCTCGGGGTCTGCTGCTCAGATCCTTCAGGACAACTTCATGACGGGTCTCCGTAACATGATCGATGCGAGGATCACCAATCCTCAGATTGCCAATCTACCGAAGTACTACCATGATCCTCGTCTGCGGATCTTCACGGCCATGACTCGCTTCATCGCCGGAATGACTGCTAACATTCTACCGCGTCTATATAAGGACTATATTAAGGACGGCACCGTAGGGATGCGCTACCAAGCGTTCTCGGTGATGGGTATGGCAGTTGTGTTCGCTGCAATGGCGAACGTGTTGAAAGATACTTTGTCTTATGGTGATGACGACAACCCGTACATCAAGAGTAACTTCAAGAAGGCTCAACGTGCTATCCAAGGCGCGGGTCTGCTTGGGCGTCTTGACCAAGTGGTTGAAGGAATCTCCCCGCTGTATCCTAGTAAGTCGATCAATCCGGCCAAGGATCCAATTGGATTCAGCTGGAACATGCTCAAGAGTAATGCTCCGCCTGTATCTTGGGCTGATCGCTCTGTTCGAGCAATGTACAACCTAGGGACCGGCGAAACAGAGAAGGGTGTGAAAGGTATAATCCGTTCCGCACCTGTTGTTGGTTCATTCCCGATCGTGGCTGATACCGCTGCGAAGATGATTAAGGAGTCTGAATAATGGCTGTTAATGTAAACACCGGCGTCGCACCGCTCGGAGTGGATACTAAGGTA